GACGCACGACACGGACCCGGAGCCCAGGACCTGGGCGGCGTAGCCAGACGAACAGGTCCCGGTACTGGCCTTGACGTTAGTGAGGGTCCCGGTGCTTGCGGCGAACGTGCCAGTGCTTACGTATCCGGCCAGGCTGGCCGTGCTGGGGACGCCTGCGTTGAGTGTGATGAGGTCCTGCGTCACGCACGACGTCCACGCCGGGCCGCTGTCTCCGTAGGTCGGGACGCCTAACCCCAGTCCGGACGGCTGCGTGACGCAGTACGAGTGAACCGCAGGAGCAATACCCATTAGCAAAGCGATGATAAGCGTCCGAATCATATGACCTCCACGACGTCGTATTCCCCTGTGCCGGCTACGGGGTCAAAGACTATTCCGACGACTTTTGCCGACATGGAGTCAACCAGAGTGTTGCTCCCCTTCCCATACGGCGCCGAGCCCCACTTCTGCATCGGGTCGCCCAATATAGCGGGATTCGCATTCAGGCGGTTGTCCCAGTAGCTCACGTTCACGACGTCCGAGAGGTCAAGGTGCGGCACGATTTTCCCCCGCACCTTGCATCGCCGACGCGGATTGTAGTAGTTGTCATGGAGCACTTGCGCGCGACCCGTCGCTATGTCAATATCGTATGCCAGGAGCAGCTGTGACCAATCCTCCGCGCGCGTCAGGGTTAGAAATCTTTGTTGGCTTGTTGGGGACGCCTCGGGCAGTGATGCGCTATTGTATTCTGAGAAGTATTCATTGTATGTGACCTGACCGTCGTTTATTACGGCATCGTACCCTGGCCTGAATCCTGTTATGTTAGAGATGATATTATCCGGTCGCATCGTCACGACTGGGCTTGAGCCCGTCGCCTTCGCTCGGAAGAAGAACTTCCCAGAAGCGTCGAACCCCCATTCGTAGTCGCATAGCTGAGCGAGGCTCTGCACGGCATCGAAGCACGTCGCGTAGGACGAAAAATCCGCCAAGGCGAGCAAGACCTGAGCAGTCGTGAATCCAAAGACGAGCTTTGTCATTGAAGGCGTGATGGTATAGGAGCCCGACCGGGACATAACGACTTTTATTTTGAAGTATTCTCGGACGGCCGATTGGACTTGGCCGCCGCCTCCGAGGGCCTTCCATCCATCTGGGTCGTTAAATGGCGAGTTGCTAGTCGAGGATTGCGTGTAGATATCAATGCTCGTGTTCGCTGGGATTGATGAAATTGTAGATATCGTCCCATAAGACAATGGTCCGACTAGGTCCAAGACTCCGCTGTACCAGTTGGCGGACGTTGACCCATTGATAACTATGTTCCTCATTGCTGCTGGAAGGTATGCCGGTCCGCCGACCGCGTTCGCAGTAAAAGTGATTGTCATTGTGCTGAATGTTGAATACGTCCCGTCAGTGACCTGTAATTTTAATACGCCATCAACATAGACAGAAAAGACGTTTGTATAATCACGAGTCACCAGAAATGTGTGCCATGCCGAATCCGATGGCCCGCCAGCGAATGAACCAATAATAGAGCTATTGTCCCGACGCAATTGATAAGTACCTGCGAATCCGGAAGCATTTAGATTGTAAAGCTGGTATCTTCCACCGAAGTCGAAGATGTATGGAGTAAGTTGAGTCGCTCCCGCGCTATACACGTTGCAAAGCCAATCAAACGACCATGAACCATAGGCCGTGACGGCTGTTTTAGTTAGTGTGTTGTTTTCTCCTCCACCGCCCGAATAATTATAGTATTCACCGTATCCAGAACCGTTTGGATTGGGAGAGAAATGACCGAAGCCACCTCCAGTAAATCCCCATCCATTGAGGGAACTGTCCGTGAAAGGCGTGACGTCGCCAAAAAACATGGCGAGGGTATTCGCGGTCGTGACGGCTGGGTCTATCTGAATGTTGAGATTCGCGACGCCTGTCTGCCAATCCGCGGTCGCTTGATATATTTGCCTGGCGAGCGCGCCTCCGGGAAATATCGCAGGATTGATTGTCCTATTGCCGGCGGTGATTCCAGAAGCATCGCAAAGATATCCGATGAGGACTTCTATCTTCTGGGACGCCTTCCATTTAAGCCCATTCTGCACCTTGACTGTTTTACCTGCTTCCGGGGCGTTGAAGAAAACGATAGTCGCTGTGCCTTGGTAGACATCAAGATTCGACAAGGTGTAGTCGATTCCTTGTTCCTTAGCGACCCCGTTGACTAGAACACCAGTCACCGGAGGGATATAGGCGACCCCGACCGATACTGTGTTGAATGTCTTGTTGCTGCCGTCGCCTGTCGCCGGGGAGCATGACTCGGGCGTTGGATTTCCGAACGTGTCGGACACGGAGCGCGGAGTAGCCGCTTGCAGGAGGTATTCGTTCCCCGAAACTAAGACCTCGGTGAATCCTTGCTGGGTATCGTGGATGTAATCTATCGCGACTCCGGTGAAGATGGTTATCAGCGAGTTGGTCCCATTCGCGAGAGTGTAGCCGAATTGAATTTGGAACAGGGTCAGGAATGGGTCATAGCCTCGCGTCGCCACCGAGTCGGGAGCGAACACTCCGGTCATCTGGTTCTGCTCGACCCATTCCCAGTCTGTATTGCGGAGGTAGACTGTTAGATTGGAAGCCTTGATATTGTTTAGCAATGGCGTGTCGAGCTTCCAAGTTATTTGACCGATGTTTACCATCTTATGCGATGTGATTTGCTTCCAGTTCGTCTCGTAGGCGTATGCCGCCCCGTTCCAATAACGGCGCTTATAATAAACGGCGATGACTTCTGGCTTACCTCCTTTCTTCCCCCAGAGGTCAAGGAAGCCTTGGGTCACAGACTTCATAGCCACCCCATATGCTTGAGTCCGAGAGGAAACTTGTATCCAGCGCCCTTGAACTGCATCGAGTACTCCGGCCGGTAGCTGCCCGGCTTGACCTTGCATAGGTAGAGCTCGCGCGGCAGGTAGCCCGGCTCCACCAGGACCAGGAACGGGTCCGGCGCGTTGATGACCGCCTCTATTCCGGCCTTGTCCGCCGCGCTCATGAGGTCGAATGAAAAATCCATGTCCTGAAGCGTGAATGAGCCGTCGCTCCAGTAGATGTAGGCGGTGTCGGTCGTCTTGTCGGCTAGGACCACCTCGCGCGATGTCTGCATCATAGTCGGAGTGAATTTTTGGAATCCGCGGGACGCTTGGTAGAGCAACAGGGCTGAATTGAATACCGCCAGGAACAGCGCATCGCCGTCCTGGGTTGATGTGACGGTGAGCCTGATTCCGTTGTAGGCGACGGGGGAGGCGATGGGAGTGACTAGGTCCGCCGCGGCCAGGGGGGTGCTGGTGTAGTTCACGGCTACGGCCCAGGTGTTCCCGGTGCCGAAGTCCGGGCAAGTCTCAATCTTAAAGTTCTGCGCATTCGTGTTGAGCAGGAAGAATGTGTCCGCTGCCCGCATCGTCAAGGCCGAGCCGACATATATCCCTGACGTTATCACCACCGGCGAGCCTATGCTGGGGACGCCGGACGATGCCATGAGCTGCGATGGGTCAAGCTGATACGTTCTGTAAACCAGTGGGCCGAGCAGGGCGTCCCCTGAAGTCAAGGCTCCGGCGATATACGAGTCGGAGGTGATGTGCGGGCCAGAAAGGAAGGCGATTGGCGCATCGGCCGCTATCGATAGCATCAGTATGCCCTCTGAGGATACTTCGCCGATAGGTTCGCAATTCTCACCGCTATAGATTGACTCAAAGTATTGTCATTCTTAAGCAGTTCGGCCAGAGCCTTCCCGACCGCCTGCGGGTCTAGGATGCTTTGGCCTTGCGTTGCGTTCTGAGTAGCGTTGGCTGACAATGACGCCGATGAGGCCGCAGCTGAAATCGCTTTCAGCTTTTCGACCGTCTCGTCCATCCACCCGCGTTCCATTTTATGCCAATATCGCCGCGGTCTTCACTGCCCTGACCGCATTGGCCGTGATTGCCGCTTGTATCTCTATGCGAATTAAGTCGGCGATGACTTGCTCCGCAATGCTCTTAAAGGCATTTTTGAGCTCATCCTCTAAATTCTTCCCCTCAACGATGGAACTGGCGCACGCACTAGCGAATCCAGACGCAACGGAATCGCTAGCCTTCTTGGCCTCCGCGCTCCATACATCAAGATTCTGCTTCCTCTTCTGGGCCACTAAGTCATCTATCGCCGCATTCTGCGCCGCGCGCTGCTGCTCGAATGCCGTGATATTCAATCCGGCCTTCTTGACATCTTGCTCCAGCTGGTCATAGTGCCTTTTAGTTGACTCTCGTTCTTTAAGGAGGAAATCATCTATGACCGCAGCCTTCTTCTGGTACTCACTCCTGGTGTCCTCGACGAGCTGTGCGTTTAGCTCCTTCGTCTTAGTGAGACCCGTCTCTTCCTCGGCCACCACCTTCCGCATCATCTCGCTGGTCGATGAGCTTGTCTCGACAAATAAGTCCTTGGTCTTGGCTTTAAGCTCCTCCTCGGCATTCGCCAATATCCGGACGGTCTCCGTCTGCTTGGTCATTGACGAAGTCGTCTCAGACAGCATCTGCGCCAGGGAGCCGTACCCGTTCTTCGCCGCTATCGAGGCGCCCTCAGCGTCCGTCAGGGCCTTCTTGAGCGCAATGTGCTCCTCTCCGAGCTTCTTCAGCTTCTCGGTAAGGTTGAAGACCGTCTCGGCATAGGCTGCCTTTAGTGCGAGGTCGTTGTTCTCGGACTTTATCAAGTCCTCATTCTGCTTCTTGAGTTCCGATACGGATTTAGCTGCTTCCTCGTTCGCCTTAATGGAGTCCTGCACGGTCTTCAGGGCCAGGCCGGCCTTCTGCACGTTGTTTTTGAGCTCTGCGGCGGTAAGCTCCTCGGTCTCCTTCCTCAGCTTCTCAAGCTCCGGGGTCAGAGTCCCGACCGCGAGCTTGTAAGCTCCTATCTGGTCGAGCAGGGCCATATGGCTCGATATCGACTGGGCGTTTGCCTCTATAGCTGCGGCGGTGGCTGCCGTTTGGGCCTTCTGCGACTCCACGACCTTATAGATGACGGCTGCCAGGGCTGATAGCCCGAAGACGTATGGCATCGCGGCGGTGGCGGCAACCCCAAAGCTCTCCCCGACCTCACGTATACCAACGCTGAGCAGGGTCAGGATTGGGCGCGTGGCTTGGGAAATCCCCATCGCCCCGAGGAGCTCGTGCCCGAAGATGTGGACGCCCACATTCTCTAGCGGCCGAGTAAATGACTTGTTCAGGCCCTCCGACTCCTGGGTCAGGTCCTTCACCTGGCCCTGGAGCTGGGCCACCTCGTCGTTGAAAATCTGTAGCTGCCCGGTGTCGGGGTTGACCCGTATCTTGAGGTTGAGCTCGCCTATGTCAGCCACGTGCCACCTCCACGCGGATGCTGCACCGCGCCAGGAGCCGGACGGTGTCGTCTATGGCCGCTGAAGGCCCGGCGCCAAGCGCGCGGCGCAGGCTCTTCGCGGTGGCGTGGGCCATTAGGAGTATAGCAGCCTGCGCATCTCCGGCGACGGCCCGGCGCCTGGCCCGGAGCCTTTTCCAGAAGCCCCAGGCGCAGGCGTCGCGGACCTGCTGTTCGGTCAGACCGTGCGGCAAGGCCATGGCCACGCCTCCCCTAGTACGCGGACCTGGCGTTCTGCAGCGTGGCCAGGAATAGGCGGCTCGTCCCGGCATTGTAGTATGCCTCGAAGCTGACCTTCGCCGCCAGGTAGCCGTCCTCGTCGCCGAACGGGAATGCCTTATACCGGCAGTCGTCCAGCATCAAGTCCAGGGACCAGGGCTTGGTGCCGTTCACCATTTGCGAGCTGGCCACCACCATCTCGAGGGACGTGGTAGAGCCGGCGATGAATTTGGCCCGCTCTGTCTCGTCCATGAAGTAGATGACCATGCTACCGCTTGCCTTCATGGGTCCGGCCGCCAGAAAGTCCTGCGGGTACGCCTGCTGGCTCAGTGGCTTGAACGGCTTCATGCCGTTCTCGATGGTGACGGTCCAGGACTTCACGTTCGGCGTAGCCGGCGCGGAGCCGGCGACCTTCACGGTGGAGTCGTAGAACTCCAGGATGGGGCTCTCGGAGTAGGACGGGGTCCAGGCTCCGGAGTAGGCCGCCTCGCTCTGGGCCAGAAGGTCGGCCTCCATCATGATGTGCCCCTGGTTGTCGCCGCTGAACACGACCTTGGACGTGACGCCCAGGCCGTACTGCTTCTTCGACATCCCGCGGTTGATGTAGAACCCGTAGCTCGGGAGCTGGATTCCGGTACCGGGTGTGAACACGTGCGAGGTCGGCGACATGACCGCGATGGTGCCGGTGTAGGCCGCCAGGCCGGTCTGGTCCGCGGCTGCGAAGCCGATGAGCGCGCATATGGACTTGGCCTTGTTCGTGCCGGTGCCGAACAGAAGCGAGAGGACGGTGCCGCTGCGCGTGATGGTGAACAGCCCGGTCGTGTGGCTGTAGGCGACCTCCGTGATGGCCGTGTCCACCGCGTGCATCGCGGCGTAGAGGAGCGCGCAAAGACTGCCGGCGTCGGCGTGCGTGGTGCCGGGCAGGTAGGTGCCGGGGGTCACGACGCAGGAGCCTACGGTGTTCACGTTGTACATGAAGTCCATAGTATCGTTCGTGTTCAGGACCACGGTGAAGCTGACCACCTCGGTGCTGACTGGGTTGCCGATGAGCATCTGCAGGAACTCCCCTATGGAGCTGGCCCGGGCGGGAATCTTGAGCTTGCCCGTCCCCTGCTCGGAGCCCGGGGTCGGTGGGTAGATGGCGTTTACGCCACGCTTGGCAGGGTCCTCGAGCAGGCTGCGCGTGTACGCTATCTCGTCCGACTTGTCGAAGCCGTAGAAGTACGCGGGCGCGGCGGGGACGGTGCCTCGCACGGACTCCTTGGCGAGGGCGAACTGCCGAATCTCAATGCTGGTGGCGACGCTCATGGTATCATTCTCCTGTTATCGCGTGGTCGTGGTCAGCTGGACCTCGACCTCCACGGTGATGTGCGCCTCTCGCATGGGGTAGTCCGCGCTCGGAGGCACGTACTGGGTCAGGGGGAACCGCACCTTCGTTATGCGGCCGCCCGAAGCTCCCCCGAGCTTCTGGTCCGCCTGCAGCACGTTCTTTACGGCCGACGCCAGGTCCAGTATGCCGACGAAGTTCTGGGTGGAGTCGCCGAGTATGCCCTTCGAGACCACGGCATGGTTCACGATGCAGAACACCATCATCCGGTGCAGCGCCTTCAGCCCGTTCGGCTCAAGGAAGAACTGGTCCACGGTCTGGCCGGGCTCCATGACGATGGCCGGCGCGCAGTTTACCGGGATGGGGCGCAGGCCCTCGAACAGGCTCGTCGCCGCGACGTAGGCCAGGGGTTGTCCTGCCACCTGGGCGGCGACCAGCTTTGCCTTAACCGCGTTCCAGATGTCGACTTCGTAGCTGTTGCTCACGCCCTACCCCCCGATATCCATGAGGAGAAGATTTCGGCGAACTTGTCCACCCAGCCGAGCCGGTCGATGTCGTTGGCGTCCCGCGGCAGGAACGGCCGCGCCGGCACGTAGTGGCCGGCCTGGATGTGCATGGTGAAGCCGCGGACGCGACTGGCCTTGCCGCTGGGGGTCTTGCGCGAGAACGCCGCGATGTCCACGTCCCCGCCCTGCCCCGGCCCGCCGTCCTGCATGGCCTTGGCGTACTCCACGTTCGTGCCGACGCCGGCCACCGCGCCGCCTTCGTCGATGAAAGCCTGCATGGAGTTCTTCAGTCGGCCGGTGTCGTTCATGACCTTGGGGTCGGAGTCTGCCGCGCCCTTGCGGTGCTTGCGTACGAACCGGCTGAACATGCTCAGCGGCTCCCACGGCTCCACCAGTCCGCCCTCGTCGAACGCCTTCGTAACCTGGCCCTCCATGAACAGCGCGCACTGCATAGCGGGAACCCGCGGCGCGCCGAGGTCGTCGGACAGCCGAGCGAGGTTCTGCTGAACCTCTTCCCAGCCGTCCAAGCTGACTTCGAAGAACGCCTGCGGCATGGTGCCTCCTAGAAGTTGTGCGCCCAGTTGAACTGCTTTGACGGCGCGCCCTGCTTTACGTAGACGTTCTGCGCCGCGGACATGCTCTGTCCGAAGCACCAGAACTGGATGAACGAGGGCAGCCACTCCTTCATGCAGTTGGTCGGTCCGGCTGTGACTTCCTTGCCGATGAAGGCTGAGCTGGGCTGGGTGGACACGGACGAGGAGAAGCCGCAGTTGACCGCAGCGCCGCCGGTCTGCACGCAGACCTCCACCTCGTTGCGGCTCTTCATGACGCCTCCGCACGCCCCGTTGAAGTTGTCGACACGGACCGCGGTGTACGAAGTGATGCTGACTGAGCAGGTCGTCACCGAGCTCATCTGCACGAAGTTCTGGATCTGCGCCTGCGCCTTGCCGGCCAGGCCCAGCAGTACTGCGAGTGCGAAAATCATCTTCTTCATGGTGCGTCCTCCTGGTCTGAGAGCGGGTTGAACTTGTCCGGGTACGGGCCGGCGGGGAAGTTCGGGTACTGGTCCGCCAGCGGGTTCGGGTCCGGATAGTCTGCCGTCTGCACGTTGCCGTCCGAGCGGGGGAGCACGACCCCGACTGAGTCCACTAAGGAAGATTCCCCGCTCAGCAATCCCTGCACCAGTGCATCGAACCTGTCCTTGTTCGCCTTCACCGAGGACGACGCCGCCTGTGACGGCGCGTCCCCGGTGAACAGGTCGCGGAGCAGGGCGTACCGCGCGTAGGCCTTGGCCATCTCCTTGACTACCGGGGGAACGGCCGCGAACGGCAGCGCGTACCCGAGCTTCCCCAGTATCCCGTCGATGACCGACTGAGCCTCGGTGATGAACTCACCGACGTCCGGGCTGTTTGAGGTCACATCCCATCCAGCGTCCGTAGCCGGCTTGATGATGGCCTTGTTCAGCACGTCCGCGACCGCGCAGTACGCCATGTCTCCCCCTACGCTACTGGAGCCTGGTCCCGAAGGAGCAGGTCAGCGAGTCCCCGGTCTGCGTCGCGTTCGATACGGCGATGACCGGCCCGGTGAACACGATGGACTCCCCCAACGCGGAGGTCACATCGCCGGTCTGGGAAGCCCCCTGGCTGTTCGCAGCCAGGCCGCCGCCCCAGACGGTGGTCGAGGACGTCGCGCACAGTTGCAGCTTCTTCGTGCTGCTGTCCTCGATGATGACGCAGTTCCCACTGACCGAGCTGTACACGCAGCCCTTGAGGTACAGATAGCCGGCCGACGGCTTGGCCACCATCTGGATGCCGGCCGTGGACCCAGACGAGACTACGACGATGCTCGCCTGGGCCTTGGAGCCAAACGACATGGCGGCGAGGGCCGCCAGCACGATGAGTAGTTTCTTCATGGTATCTCTCCTCTCTCCCGCGCTCAGGCGCTCGCCTTGATGGCGTTCTGTGCCAGGAAGCCCGCCAGCGTGCTGATGGCCTTCGGCTGGTAGTAGTCCCGGACCCGGACGTAGTCGGCCGACTCGGGCTGCTGCCTCCACGTCTCGGTGAGGCGGTAACCCTTCATGCGGAAGATGCAGCCGGAGCTGAGCACCTTCACGCCCATGCTGGCAGGCCGCACCGCGAGGATGACGTTGTTCCCCCAGACGTAGTTCAGCACGCGGGTCTCGCCTTCGACCGCGGTGTTGTACAGCGCCTTGCCGTCGAGGATTTCGCCGACCTCGAACAGCTCGGCCAGGATGGCGTCGGTGACGAGGGCGCCCTGGCCCATGCCGCCGAACTTCACGCGCTCGATGATTTTCGGGTGCGTCTTGAGCGCCATCTTGACCTTGTGGCCCAGCAGCATGACGTTCGGCTCCAGGCCGCACGCCTCCAGCACCGCCGCCTTCCAGGACTCGACGTCGGCCACTGGGTCGGAGGAGCCGTCGCTCCACTGGGTCTGCCCGGCGCCGGAAAGGTCCACGCGCAGGGTCGAGTCGTACGAGGCGGTCGCGGTTGCGATGGCGGCCACGTCGTACTCCAGCCGGAGCTGGATTTTCTCGGTCAGGAACTCCGTGGTGTCGATATTCATCTGCAGCGGCTCATCGGCGTTGTCGCGGACCTGGTCCGGGATGCTGTGCGTCTGCGCGTGCTCGGCGAGCAGGTACGAGTCGGTCGACACGGACCAGTCGATTTCCACGCCGCGGGTGCCGGGGGCGCGGAGGTCGGAAGCCAGGTCGAAGTTCTCCTTGCCGTAGACCCAGTATTTGTCGCTGATTTTGCTGACCATCTTCTGGGGATATAGGCTCTCCGCGACGAACTTGGAATTGCGGAACTTGATGGAGACGTCGGACAGCGGTGCATCGATATGGACTTGGTTGACTGAGGGCATCATGTTCTTTTCTCCTTACGCGACGTAGCCGTCCAAGAGGACCGCTTCGATGAGGTCTCCGGCTGCGGTCGGCGTCTCCATGGCGATGGCGACGACGTTCTTGGCCGTGCTGCCGGCGATGACGAACGCGCCGTTGCTGTCCGTGATGAGCTTCGCGTTCGGCACGATGCTGGTGACGGTCCCGACGACCACTTTGCAGGAGGAGCCGCGGACGGACTGGATGGCGGCGGCTTCCCCGGCCTTGGGGTTGTTCATCAGCACGCCCAGAATGACGGCGTTGGCGCCGGCGATGACGACCTGGTTCGCGTTGCTGGCGTCGGCGATGACCGCCATTCCGATGCCGTTCTTATAGGTCGTCCCGATGGCGTTGCCTCCGGTGACGTCCGCTGCGGTTCCCGACAGGTCCGCGGTGGCCTTGTACGATAGGCCGCCGATTCCGAGTGATTGTCCCTGGCTCATGGCTTACTTGCCCCCCTCTTCGATGTTGTGCAGCTTGGCGACGGCGAGCAGCGCGGCCCGGAACGGGACCTTGTGCCCTTCGGCGTAGGCGCGCGCCTCGACCAGCAGGGCGGCGTCCTTCACATCGCACCCGCTCTTGGCGGACTGCGTGTCCTTGTACTGGGCCTCGGCCAGCTTGACCTCGGCGGCGGCATCGGTCACGGACTGCCCCTCCGGCGCGGTCTCCCCAGTCACGACCTTCTTCGCCTTGATGAACTCCTCGGCGAACGCCAGGAAGGCGTCCATGAAAGAGAGTTCCTTCTCGGCCAGCTTCACCATCCCGCCCTCCGCCTTGGCCACGGCCTCGAAGGCCGGCTTGAGCGCGGGGATGATGTACTCCTTGTTGGTCTCGCAGAACGCGGCGATGCGCCCGTCGCGCTGCGCGGTCTGCAAAGCCTTGACCTTCGCGTCGGACTCTGCGAGCTTGGCGACGGCGTCGGCCGCGGTCTTCTCGGCCAGCTTGACTGCTTCGTTCTCTGCCATTTGCTCCTCCTTGGTTTGCTGGCCGGGCTTCTCGTCCTGCGCGGGCGTCAACCGCTCCGCGAGCTTGGCGAGTTCCTCCCTGGCCTCCTGCTCTGCGAGCAGGGTCAGGTTGTCATGCGGCACCTGCTTCTGCTCCTTCCCGGGGTTGTGCAGCTCATGCACGTCGTAGGACCCGTCAGGGTGAGTCGCATGCACCTGGTGGGTCTTGTCGCTCCCCGCCATCTTCACCAGCGCGCCGGGCGCGTGGCGATTGGCCGGGACCATCAGCGGGACCTTCCCGCCCTTATCGTCCTCGTCCGGTTCATCGTGTGCCATGATGTGCTTATCGCGTTGGCTGAAGACCGCGACCTTGTAGCCTCCTGTTGCTGCTTCGTGCAGGGCCAGCGGCAGGGGCGCCAGGCCCTTTACCACCGGCACGTCTGCCCCGAGGAAGGCCACGGCGCGAAGCACCTTCCCCGAAATCCCGTACTCGCCGAAGTACTTGGCGGCGAGCTTGTCCCCGTATATCTCGGAGCTCACGTAGCGGTAGAGGCCCTTGCGAATCCATTCGGCCATCTCCGCCGGCACGTCCTTGAAGTCGGCCAGGAGCTTGCGCCCATTAAGGTAGACCCGGCTGACCCAGCCCGCGGCCGGCAGCCCCGCGGTCTCGGCCACTTCCTGGGCCTCGCTGTGCCCGAGCTTGCCCTTGCCGAGCTTCTTGACCTTGGCCGGCGGCTCGAACTTCTTCATGGCCAGGAGCTTGTTCGTGTTGGCGGCTATCTCCGCCA